AAAGCAGTAGGCGTTGCTTACGCCGATCCTTCATTTGAAAGCGTAACTGTCAGCGGCGCGATTGTTGCAAACGGTGGCGTTATCGCTTCTACCATCCAGACTACTGGCGATATTGCCGCTGCCAACCTTAATGCTGGCGTCTATATCCTTAGCACTGCAATCACCGCTAACACGACAACCACTTCTGCCCCTGTTGGTTCGCTTGGTATCACAACCAATGCAACTGGCCGTGGCAAGCTGTTCTATGCAGACGGCACCAAGTGGCAGTTCATGGCGATCAGTTAATTAATCTGGGCGGCTTTCGGGCCGTCCATTTTACGGAGTTTTTATGGCTGTTATCTACCTTGTTCACGACGTCCACGGCGCAAAAGTTGCCATCTCTGAAGAAGAAGCGCGCTGCGATGAAGAGTATGGTTGGGAACGCTTTTACCCTGACGCCCCTGTAGTGGCGCCCGTTAACGAAATGTCGGCGGGCAGCAAACGCCGCCGCGCAACGCAGGAAGACTAACCAATGGAAACGGCTGGGGACATAATTAACGGTTCGCTTAGGCTTCTAGGCGTTCTGGCAGAAGGCGAAGTTCCATCGGCTGAAACGTCGCAAGACGCACTGCGCGCCATGAACCAGATGATTGATAGCTGGAACACTGAGCGCCTCGCGGTCTACGCAACGCAAGACCAAGTATTCATGTGGCCTGCCGGTCAGTTGTCGCGCACGCTTGGCCCTTCTGGCGACTTCATCGGCAACCGCCCTGTGCTGCTTGAGGACTCGACGTACTTCCGCGACCCCGGCACTGGCGTCAGCTACGGCATCAAATTTATTAACCAGCAGCAGTATAACGGTATCGCGGTCAAGACCGTGACGTCTACCTACCCGCAGGTTATTTTCGTCAACATGACGTTCCCCGACATCGAAATGTACATCTATCCGCGCCCTACGCGCGAACTGGAATGGCACTTCATTTCGGTCGAAGAACTGACCCAGCCTGCAACGCTGGCGACCACACTGCATTTCCCGCCCGGCTATCTGCGTGCGTTCCGTTACAACTTGGCGTGCGAGATGGCACCTGAGTTTGGCGTAGAGCCGTCACCGCAGGTATCGCGTCTGGCTATGGCATCGAAGCGCAACCTGAAGCGCATCAACAACCCTGACGACATCATGTCGATGCCATACAGCATCGTGGCGACGCGTCAGCGGTTTAACATCTTCGCGGGCAACTACTGATGAAGACGCCGATCCTTGGGTCGGCGTATGTCGCAAGAAGCGTCAACGCCGCAGACAACCGTATGGTCAACCTCTTTCCGGAAATCGTACCGGAGGGCGGCAAAGAGCCAGCCTTTCTTCAGCGCGCGCCGGGGCTAACTCGTCTGGCTACCATAGGCATCGGGCCTATCCGCGGACTGTGGACGTATGGAAACTACGGCTACGCTGTGTCCGGCTCGACGCTGTACCAGATTGACAGTAGCTGGAACGCTACTGCTAAAGGCACCGTAGGCGGCACTGGCCCTGTCAGCATGGCCGACAACGGCACGCAGCTATTCATAGCCGCCAACCCGCAGGGCTACATCTACAACGCCAACACTGACGTGTTCCAGCAGATCACCGACCCTGACTTCCCCGGCGCGGGTACGGTTGGATACATCGACGGCTATTTTGTGTTCAACGAACCGAATAGCCAGAAGATTTGGGTGACGTCGCTGCTTGACGGCCTGTCTGTTGACCCGCTGGAGTTTGCCAGCGCCGAAGGCAATCCTGACAATGTGGTTGCTATCTTTGTGGACCACCGCGAAGTCTGGGTGTTTGGTACCAACTCGACCGAAGTTTGGTACGACGCAGGGCTGCTCGACTTCCCGCTGACGCGTATCCAAGGCGCGTTTAACGAACTGGGCTGCGCGGCGCCGTACAGCATCGCCAAGATGGACAACCAAATTTACTGGCTGGGCAAGGACGCCCGCGGTCAAGGCATCGTCTACCGCGCCGCTGGCTACATCGGCCAGCGCGTGTCAACGCACGCTATCGAATGGCAGATGCAAGAGTATGCCGACATCTCGGACGCTACAGGCTACACGTACCAGCAGGACGGCCACAGCTTCTACGTGCTGAACTTCCCGACCGCTGACACCACATGGGTGTATGACGTCGCCACCGGCGCTTGGCATGAGCGCGCGTCGTTTGCCAACGGCGAGTTTAACCGTCACCGCGCCAGCAGCCAGATGTTCTTCAACTCTACCACTGTTGTCGGCGACTACCAGAACGGCAAGATTTACGAGTTTGACCTGAACGAGTATTCCGACGACGGCAGCCCGCAGAAATGGCTGCGGTCGTGGCGGGCGCTGCCGACAGGCGCTAACAACCTCGCCCGTACTATCCAGCACTCCATGCAGCTTGACTGCGAGACAGGCGTTGGTCTGAACAACGGCCAAGGCGAAAACCCGCAAGTCATGCTGCGTTGGTCTGACGATGGCGGCCACACATGGTCGAACGAACACTGGAAGTCGATGGGGCGCATTGGCCGGTCGGGCTACCGCACGATCTGGCGCCGCCTTGGTGCGACGCTGAAGATACGTGACCGCGTCTACGAGGCGTCAGGGACCGACCCTGTCCGCATCTACATCATGGGCGCTGAACTGCTTTTGTCAGGAACGCGGGCCTAATGGCGTATTCGCCGATTAACCCTACACAGTTAACGCCGCCGCGTGTCGATTTGATCGACCCGCGGTCAGGCGCGATTAGCCGTGAATGGTATCGGTTCTTTCTATCGCTGTTGACTGCGACGCAGACCAACCAAGATGAAATCGAGTTAGCGCCTGACGCTACGTCGCTGATAGCGTCCTATGACTCCGTATTTGCTGACACTATTCAGGGGATAGAAGCCGCACCGGTTCCGCAAGTCAGCAATACGATCAGCACTAACTATATTGACTTTGAGTTAGACGCGCCGCACGTCGGGAAGATCGGACGTATGGCGTGGAACCCGACCGACCAAACGCTTGACCTTGGTATGGAATACGACGTCATCCAACAGATTGGGCAGGAAACATACGCCCGCGTTGAAAACATGACTGGCGTAACAATCCCTAACGGTACAGTGGTTGGCTTCGTTGGTGTCGGCGCAAACAATACTTTGTCGGTCGCGCCTTATCTTGCTGATGGGTCAACACCCACGCTCTACATTCTTGGCGTCATGACGCACGACCTACCGGATAGCGGCGAGGTTGGCTATTGCAACGTCTGGGGACACGTTCGCAATCTGGACACAAGTGCGTTTACCATAGGCGATATTCTTTACGCATCGCCAACGGTAGCTGGTGATTTTACCAATGTTAAGCCGACTGCCCCTGACAACGTAATCCCGCTTGCTGCCGTGCTGAAAGTTGACGCGGCTGATGGCGAGATTTTTGTTCGTCCCACAATCGAGCAAGAACGCTATTACGGCGAGTTTTACAACACAACTGGTGTTACCCCTGCTGCTGCAAACACTGCCTATGCGCTGTCATGGGACGGGGCTAACATCTCGGATGGCGTTATGGCTACGGGAAGCCAGATTGAAGTGTCTGAGAGCGGTCTGTATCAGTTTAACGCACGGGTTCAGTTCTCATCAGGTAACGCCAACATTAAGAGCGGCTGGGTTTGGTGGCGTCTTAACGGAACAACAACATACTCAAACAGCGCGGTTATCGGTACGCTTTCATCCAACAACGGTTACGTGGTGATCCGCAACTCTCAATTCTTTTCTCTTGCCGCTGGGGATTATATTGAGTTGATGTGGGCAGTAGACGATACTGGGCTTGCGCCGACAAACGTAGCGGCAACGGCTTTTGCCCCTGCGGCGCCGTGTGGGCTAGTTGAAGTTACGCAAATTCAGCAGTAGGATTATCTTATGACCGTATCCATTAGTAACATCATCCCCGCCAAGACCGCGGAGAACGCGCAGACGACGCAGTACACGTCGAACGGCGTGCAGACGATCATCGACAAGTTTACCGCAACGAATTACAGCGCGACCGCTGCAACGATCAGCGTCAACCTTGTCACGGCTGCGGGCGCTGCCGGCAACGACAACTTGATTGTCAAGTCTAAAACGCTTCAGGCTAGTGAGACTTACACCTTTCCTGAACTGGTCGGCCATGTGCTGCCTAACAACGGCTTCATCAGCACAATCGCTGGTACGGCGTCGGCCATCAACATCCGCGCGTCAGGCCGTCTGGTTAGCTAATGGCGGTAACAGTCCGCCCCGCTACTGTCGATGACATACCATGCTACATGGACTTGGCGGCAGCGTTTGTGGCGACGACACCTGTCAACCATCTGATCCCGTTCGACCGTGACAGCACCGCAGCGTTCGTCGAAGGCGCGCTGGACAACGAAAACATGGTTGTTTTGGTGGCTGAAGATGACGACGAAATAGTCGGCATCACGGCGGCGATTGCGTACCCAATGTACTTTAACCCATCGAAGCTGGTGGCGCAGGAGTTGTGGTGGTATATCAAGCCTGACGCACGGGGCGGAACAGCATCAAAATTGCTGTTTCAAGAGATAGAAAAATGGGGTAAGAGTAAACAAGCCGAAGCCATGTTTATGATTGCGTTGGACAACGACCGCGTCACGACTATGGCAAAAATGTACGGACGCTTAGGATACGCGCCCACAGAACGTGTATTTGTAAAAGGATTAAACTGATGGCACTTACCACAGGCATGGCAATCGCCGCAGGCATATCCGCCGCATCATCACTGGCGGGCGGCGCGATGGCTAAAAGCGCAGCCAAGAAAGCATCTAAGGCGCAGGTTCAGGCAGCGCAGGACGCTAATGCTGCACAGGAGCGTATGTTCCAAAAGCAAATGGAACTGCAAGAGCCGTTTCGCCAAGGTGGTATTACCGCGCAAGACCAGATTATGCAGTTGCTGGGCATCGGCGGCGACAAGACCGCCGCTGGCTACGGCAGCATGGCGAAAGCCTTTGGCACAGACCAATTCCAGCAAGACCCCGGTTACGCCTTCCGTCAAGCGGAAGGCATGAAGGCGCTAGAGCGGTCGGCAGCAGCGCGCGGCAATCTACTGTCGGGCAGCACCATGAAGGGCATCCAGCGTTTCGGTCAGGACTTGGCAAGCCAAGAGTACCAGAACGCATTTAACCGTTTCCAAGTTGAGCGGTCGGCGCGTCTTAATCCGCTGCAATCGCTGATGGGTTCTGGTCAGTCCGCAACCAACGTAATGACAGGCGCCGCTGGTCAGATGGGCCAGAACGAAGCGTCGAACATCTACAACGCAGGACAAGCCCGTGCGTCAGGATACATTGGTCAAGCTAATGCGCTCACAACCGCGCTGGGTCAAATCGGTTCTATAGCGTCTAGCTTACCTGAGCAAAACGCAATGATAAACTATTACAACAGAACGCCTGCTGGCGGCCTCGGCGGCGGCAGCGGTGGTGGTTTTGGGTCCAGCACGCCATTCCGTCTGCCCGGTATGCTAAGGGGTAATTGATATGCCAAACCAAATGATAGCACTTCAGGCGCGCAACCCGCAGCTTCCTGACCCCGCACAGCGCACGGCGCGGATTGCAAACATGATGAACATGGCACGGCAGGCAGAAGCCGCGCAACTCCAAGGCGAACGTATACGTCAGGAGATGGAGTACGCCCGCGCAGGTGAAAATCGTGCGGAAGAAACGCAAAGATTGAATGTGCGTAAAGAAGACCAAGCCTATCGCGTTGCGGGGATGACCGAACTTCGCAACAGGGGCGTAGGTGTTCTCCAATCTGGATCAGAGGAAGCCTATCAGCTTTGGCTTAGGCAAGCAGACGCGATTGACCCTGACTCCGCAGCAGTCATGCGTCAAATCGCGCCCACCTTTAATAAAGACGCGATGACCTTTGCTATTACGAAAGCCGACGAGTTCATCGCAAATAACACCTCGAAGCGGAAGTCAGAGATAATATACGACAAGAACGGTTTCCCCATAGAAGTGCAAACCGGTGGCAATACGGCTTACGAGGCGACGCCTATAGTCGTGACGAACATACGCGACGTAAATCAACCACCCCGCGCAACGCCGACTGCGCCGCAGCCCGCGCCAGCAGGTCCAGTGCCAGTAGGTGAGTTTGGCGAAACCAGAGTTGTCGCCCCAGAGTCCATACCACTTACGCCGTATCAGCAAGAGCATATCCGCGAAATGCAATCTGGCTTGGGAATGTCGCAACCAGCGTCCTTCTCGCCAAGCGCAAACGCAGGGCAGATGACGCCTGAAATGGCGCAGCAGATTGTTGACACTGCGGTTAAGACCGGCATGATGGCGCAGGCGGACTTCGATCAGCTTATGGCGATGGCGCCAGAGCAAAACAAGCAGCCGTTCATGGATATGCTTAAAACCAATAATATTACACTGCAACCCGGCGGAATGGGCCAGCAATCGCAGTTTGCTGATTTGCGTGGGCAGCGGATGCAATCGCAAAACGCGGGGCTGCGCGGCGCACCACCAATGGAGCAGACGCTGGCGCAGTATAGGGTGGGTGATCCAATTCAAGGTAAAAACCCAAGTGTGGGCGCGTACCCCGGTTCGGCGCAGGTGCCTTTGGCGCGCGTCGCCGGTGAAGCCGAAGCGCGCCGCGAAACGCCCGCGCAAATCAAGGCGCGGAAAGCTGCTGAACTGCAAGCCACCGAAGATTTTGAAGAAGCCAACAAAGCCGCCCGCTTGGGCCGCAAACGCGAAGAAGTGTTTGAAGGCGAACGCGCCAAAAAAGACGCGGCGTTTGTGGATTCCTATAGCGACGCTACAACTAAAGGTCGCACTACATTAAACGTTATAGACCAGATGATTGGCGACGCTCGAATTGAAAAAGGCAAACTTGTCGTACCCAAAGGCGGGCGGCGCCCGCACCCCGGCTTTGAAGGTGTGGTCGGTATGGGCGTTCCGGGCGTGCGGTTTATCCCCGGCACGCAAGCCGCAAGTTTCGATGCTCTCTTCCGCCAAGCCGAAGGCGGCGCATTCTTGCAAGCGTATGAGTCGCTGCGCGGCACAGGTCAGATCACCGAAATAGAAGGTACGAAAGCCACAAGCGCGCTGACACGTATGGAACGGTCGCAATCAGAGGCTGAATTTGTTAAAGCGGCACGAGAGTTTGCGGATGTTATTCGCGGTGCCGTTGATCGCGCTGACAAACGCTACACTACGCTAACAGGTAAAGCGCCGCCTGTCGCCGCTCCGCGACGTAAGACGCCGACTAAGGGCAGCGACGGATGGGGTAAAGCTAAAGTGGTAGGTAACTGATGCCGATATATGAACAGAGAGCGCCTAACGGGCGCACCTACCGCATAACTGGCCCTGCCGGTGCAACAGACGCGCAAGTCAAGGCTAAAATTCTGGAGCAGTATCCAGAGGCCGGCGTTCGCCCTAAGACCAGCCGCACCGCAGCCGTCATATCCGGCATCGAACGCGGCATGAAGCCGGTTGCGGAAGCGTTGGACTACCTTAACCCCTTTAGCTATATAGGCCCACAACAATCGGCGCAGACAAAACAACAGTTGGGCACGCAAGGCGCGCGGGCAAAGAAAGACCGGCCCAACTACTTTACTGGCGGTAAGATCGCCGGCGAAGTTCTCGCTACTGCGCCTGTCGGTATCGGTGTGGGTTCAGGCGTGCGTTTATTTGGTACTGCCTTTACTAAAGCCGCACCAAAAGTTGCCACCGCGCTAGAAAAAGTGGGCCGCGCTACAATTACTGGTGGGGCTGGTGTGCGCGCGCCGACTAAAACTGCCGTAGCTGCTGGGCAGAACGTAGTTGCGGGACGCGGGAAACGTATGGCTACACGCGCTGTGGCTGGCACGCTTGCGGCGCTCCCATCCGCCGCGCTAACAGATAATGATATGTTAGAGGCCGCGGCTGCGGGTTCACTGGTTCCGGTGCTGGGTCACATGGCTAAGTTTGGGGCAGGCAAGACGTTTGACGCGATTGCAGGGCGGCTTGGTGAAGTGCGTGCGGCTGAAATTTTACGTGAGTTAGTTAGCAGCAACGCAGACGCCATAACTACCGCGTTAAGCAACGCACCAAGCAAAATAAAAGCCAGCACGGCTGAGTACCTAGCATCTAAGGGTTTGCTTACGCCTGAGATTGCGGCGGTTACACGCGTTGCAACCGCCGGCAAAAGTGGCGGCGAACTTTTGGATGTCGCTACTGAACGCGCAGCAGCGCAGAAGATTGTGCGGGATCGTCTTCGCGGCGGCGAAACACAAACAAACGCCATGGCTAACATTGCGGCAGGCAAACGCCAACTGCAAGACGAGACAGGGGTTATGCGCGAAGAAGCGTTGGGCGCCGCCGATATTGGCCGATTGCAAATTGCGCCTGCCGAACAGAGAGCCGCGCAGGCGCGCGACGCATTACAAAGGGAACTTGATACCGCCGCACGGTATATGGATGACCCGAACTTTGACGCCCGTATAGGCCAGTATCTTGAAGACGCACGCTCCGCCGACGAAGTCGCAGCTAACTTGCGCGCGCAGGGGCTTGAAAAGTTAGATATATCAAAAGTAGTGTCTAATCTGCGCGCAGAAGCGGACAAGGCACAGTTTGTCAGCCCTGATCGGTTTAGGATACTGTCGGAGTTTGCAAACAATCTGGAACGGCGCGCGGCTAAGTCTAACGGCACCATTGACGCCCAAGGCCTTTACTTAGCACGCCGCGAAATGGGTTCTTTTGTGTCTAGCATCTTAGGTACTTCAGACCCAAAAGCGTTACGGCAAGGTACGTCTCAGCTTGTAGCCGCCGCTCAAAAACCTATCGACGATGCGATTGAAGCGGCAGGCGGCGCCGGATGGAAAGATTATTTAAACGCCTTTTCTAAAGGTATGCAAAAAATTGAACGCCAAACTTTTGAGCGTAAGTTGGCTGCGCTTCCTGAAGCACGGTTTGCTAAAGTTGCGGCAGGGCAAGACCCCGACTTTGTTGAAAGCGTTTTTGGGCCGGGGCGGTACGACATTAACGCCGAATTGCAAGGTCCCGTATTGGCTACAGCTAAAAAACTGGGTCGCGATATTGAAGCGCAGCGGGCCGTGGCGCAAACAGGTCTTCAAGATTTGTCTCAATCGCAGAAACTAGGGTTTGCCCAAGGCACGCAAGCTAAGGTTGGGGGGATGCTGGAGCCAGCGGTGCCCAACATCTTTACGGCGGGCGCGCGTATAGCTGGTAGCGTTCCCCGCATCGGGGGCGGTGGTGTAGCTGCGGCGCAAATGGGTGAAAAGATAGCTGAGAGAGCGTCTGAAAACGTGATGGAAAAGTTAGTGCCGGCATTGGCACAGCCAAGCCGCGCGCGGAGCCTGCTGGAGACGCGGTCAACTGAAGACTATGTAAACAGGCTTTTGTATGGCCGCGGCGTCTCGCCTGTGCGTCAGAACATAATGGCTCAAACGGCAGTGCGTCCGTTTAACCAGCCGTCGGACTTTGAATTTCCAGAATACGATCCTGAAACTGGCGACCCGCTGATAAACATTGACTATTCCGAAGGTTACCCTGTGCCGATATACGGCAGGGTATCCCGCAACAGTATGAGACGCTAACCCATGACAACCATCGACCAGACCCAAGCACAACTCAACACGCACGAACAGGTCTGCGCGTTCCGGTACGAGAGTATCTGTGCGCGGTTGAAGCGTCTTGAAACCATAGGTATGTCTGTGGCCGGCACAATCATTCTGCTGCTAGTCGGCATACTGATAAAGGCTGGTGCATGAGCATCGTCCTTGGCGCGCGGTCACTGTCACGCCTTGAGGGCGTGCATCCAGACCTTGTCCGCGTCGTCAAGAAGGCGGCTGCAATGTCGGACCTTGACTTCACGGTGCTAGAAGGCTTGCGTACCGTCGCGCGCCAGACGCAGTTGGTCAAGCAGGGCGCGTCGAAGACAATGAACTCGCGTCACATTACAGGACACGCTGTCGATTTAGCACCGCTGATTGACGGTAAAGTATCTTGGGACTGGCCGCTCTACCATCGGTTAGCCAAGATTGTGAAGGCCGCTGCGGCGGCTGAAAAAGTGCCGCTCCAGTGGGGCGGCGATTGGCGGACGTTCAAGGATGGCCCGCATTGGGAACTGCCTTGGAAGTCCTACCCGAAAGGAAACTAATATGCTTAAAGGTTATCGCACATACGTTCTGGCTGCGCTGGGCGTTCTCTCCGCCGCCGCCAGCTATCTGGTCGGCGACACTGACTTGATGACGGCGGCTAACGCTGCCTTCACCGCAGGCGCTCTAGCGTTCCTACGTGCGAGTGTCCCTCGCCTGTAACCAACGCTCACCGTACCAAATAGCTTTACGCATCTCTTGAGCCGCTTCGTCCTTATGGCCTAGGCGGCTCAAGTATTTTAGCATATTCCCAAGACAGTAGCCGGCAAACTCTTCCGGCGTCAGCTTGGCCTGAATGTAGTCGATAGCTTCAATCCCGCCGCGCTTGTAATGGTCAGGGTTGACGGCGTCCTTGAACGCCATTGCCTCTGCCCACGATCCAGCATCGCTCTTGTCATCTATCATTTCTTCAGCCTCTTCATAATCTCGACACGCTCCCGCGCCGTCCGCATCGCGGAGTACCGCTGGTGCAACCGCCGGGCGAGGGCTGGCCGCTTGTGCGTCTCCAGTTCAACGTCCAACGCATCCTTTAGCTGCTCTTCCGTAAGGTCGGACAGCACCGCGATCATCGACCGCCAATTCAATTTACTCATTTTTAAGTTCTTCCAATGCTATATCTGACACCGCACGCTTGTCGTGCAGCGCCGCCCATATGCGTTCATCAATACTCTTCTCGGTCAGCATCACATAGACCCAGACATCCTTTGTCTGGCCGCTGCGGTGCAGGCGCCCGACTGTCTGTTCGTACAACTCCAGCGACCAAGGCAGCGACAGGAACACCATGTGGCATCCGCCGTGCTGTAGGTTCAGGCCATGCCCTGCCGACTTAGGGTGCGCCAACAGCAACTCGACCTGCCCTGCGTTCCAATGTTCGATGACGTTGGGGTCGTCCATCGTCTTTGCGTGCGGGAAGCGGCGCTTCAGTTCCGCCAACTCTTCCTGATAGGTGTACGCGATGATGGTGTTGGCCCGCTGGTTCTCCGACAGCAGTTCTTCCAGCCGGTCAAACTTGTGGCGGCTAAACCATATCGACCCTGTATCGCCACCGCGGTTGTAGACAAACCCTGACGCCATCTGTTGCAGCTTGGTCGTCACCGACGCTGCGTTCTGCGCTACGATCTGGTCGCTGCCGAACCGCGTTACATATTCGCGTTTCATTTCATCATATGACTTGCGGTCGTCTAGCGTGACGCGCACCTCAGTGACGTGGCACGGCGGCAGCTTGTCCTTATACTCGCCCGGCTCCAGCACAAACGTCGCAGGGCGGATGCGCTGCATGACTTGCTCCAGCGCACCGGCTGCGGGAACCCACTGGCCGAAGTCGCGGTTGGTGCAGATGAAATACTGCTGCATGAACGCACCCTTGGCACGGCCCAGCAGCGTCTGGTCAATGATCTTGCACTGGCCGAAGACATCCTCCAGCCCGTTCGACGTGAACGATCCGGTCAAGCCCCAGCGCACCTTGACGTTAGCCAGCAGCTTGTCCAGCGCCTTGAAGCGTTTGCCGCTGGGGTTCTTCAGCCGCGTCAGTTCGTCGAACACAATCCCGTCGAAGCCGGATAAATCCTCTAGCTTATCTAAGTTATCATAGTTAATGACGACCACACTGGCGTCGCTCCGCAACGCATCCACCCTTTGCGCTGGCGTGCCGACAGCCAGCGCAGGAGCGACGCCAGACCATTTCGGCGCTTCCACCGGCCACACATCCGTACAGACGCGCTTGGGCGCTACCACCAGCCAGCGTTTGACATGGCCGTCGCGCAGCATCTCATCCATCGCCGTCAAGGTAATGGCGGTCTTGCCTGCGCCAACAGGCGCAAGGATCATAGCGCGGTCGCGCTCATACAGGAACGTCGCAGCCTCTTGCTGGTACGGCCTTAGCTGAAGCGTTTGAGCCATGCGTCCACATCCTCTACTGACCACAGGCACGCGTAATGCTGCTTGGTGTGCGTCATCTCATCTGCAAAGATACGCTGCAACGCAGACAGCCGCCCGCCAGCTTTCTTCAGTTCGATGAACCAAGCCTCACCGTTGGGCATACAGGCGATGCGGTCGGCAACGCCGACTTGCGTAATGCTGCGGAACTTATAGGCAAAGCCGCCCGCCGCCCGCACACGTTTACAGAAGTACCGCTCTATTTCTTTCTCAGTCATGCAGCGTTGCTACCACAAAATTTTTTGCAATAAAAGATATTGCGATAAAAAATGTTGCAGTCTATAAGGGCCGTTCAAACAGTAAAGGAAGGTTCAGTATGCAGCATAGTAAGATAGTCGGCGGCTCGACCGCCAAACGCGTCATCGCCTGCCCCGGCAGCGTGGCGCTGGTAGACACCGTCCCGCCAAAGCCCAGCAGCAGCTACGCCGACGAAGGCACGCTCCTGCACGACACCATCGCATCTATATTAGAGAGCGACCTTGACCCGTACAGCTTGGTTGGCACGACATATGAGAATACCGTGCTGACTGAAGCGTTGGTCGATGACAAGCTGATACCAGCGTTGCGTGCGCTGGACGAGATAGACCCCAAGGGGGAGATGGAATATGCGGTTGAAAGCCGGGTTGGTTTTGGTGATTTTCTGCCTGACGTTTTTGGTTCTACCGATCTTCTTGGTCGCATTGGTAGTCGAGCGATTGTTTTGGATTGGAAGTTTGGCGATGGTGTGGCTGTTGAAGTCGAAGAAAACAGCCAGCTACTCTTCTACGCTGCGGCGGCTAAACGCACGCCGGAAACAGCGTGGGTCTTTAAGGACGCAAAAGAAGTCGAACTGATCATTGTGCAGCCGCCCTACGTCAAGCGTTGGGTGACAGACCTTGCCCGCGTTGACGCGTTCGAGAAACAGCTTGCCGCTGCCGTCGAGATTGCGAAGCGGCCAGACGCGCCGTTGGCGTCAGGCGACCATTGCAAATGGTGCGCGGCGAAGCCTGTCTGCCCTATCATGACGGGCGCTGTAGACCGTGCGTTGAAGGCGAAGCTGGAAGCCCTGCCAGTTGACCAGATTGCACACTATCTGGAACAAGCGCCGCTGATTGAAGGGTTCATTAAGGACTTGCAGCAGTTGGCGCATGGGCTTTTGGAAGAGGGGCAGAAAGTCCCCGGCTGGAAGCTGGTCAACAAGCGCGCTACAAGACAGTGGACAAATGAAGATAAGGCCGAGGCGTGGATGGAAGCGCGCGGTGTTTATCCACTGCAAGAGCCAAAATTAAAGTCGCCAGCGCAGGCGGAAAAAGATATAAAGAAAATGAAAGAGAAATTGCCGGAAGACTTAATTGTCGCCGTCTCCACAGGCTCTACCATTGCGCCGGAAAATGATCCCCGGCCAGCGGTTTTGCAAATCGGGCAGACGCTTACCAAAGCCATGTCTAAAATCCAGTAAACAGAAAGGTACAATACAATGTCGAATATCACTACTTTTGGTGGCGCTAACTTGCCATCCGTCCAATCTCTCTCCGGTGCGCTGCGCTCCATTCAGTCTGAGGTCGCCCCCGGCGGCACAGTCATTCTGAAGATGGACAAGACAGGCCATTGGGTTTTTGGTGCAGACCAAACCGAAGTCGAAGACGGCAGCCTGTGGGCGGCCAATCCGTTCTCATTCGTGCATGGCTACATTGCATGGGGTAAAGGCGAAGTGCTGGCTGAAAAGCTGGTGCCGGTGTCAGAACCGCTGCCGCAGCTTGACCCTGCGCCATCGGGTGCGGAGCGCGGCTGGGAAATGCAAGTCGGCATGATGCTGGTTTGCACGAACGGTGAAGACAAGGATATGCAGGCACGCTTCACGGCTACGTCAGTCGGCGGCAAGCGTGCGGTGCAGGCTTTGGCGGTTGCCATCGCCGATCAGGTCGAGAAAGACCAGAACAAGCCAGTGCCGTTGATCGAACTGAAGTCTGAGCATTACCAGCACAAGACCTATGGCCGTATCTATACGCCTATCTTTAACATTACCGATTGGGTGTCGATGGACACAGCTTCGGTTGAAGAGACAGAGGATGCGGAGTTGGAAGTCGCCGCTGAACCTGAAGCCGCTGATGGTGCGCGTCGTCGTCGTCGCGTAGTATAACAGGGTGCGAAAGCCGGGGCGCTTCTGGTTTACCGGAAGTAGGTTACAGGCCGTGCCCCGGCAAGTAGCGGAAGAGTGAGAACTTCTATGTCTATCTTATTTTGTGACTTTGAGACGCGCAGCCGTTGCGACCTTCGCAGCCGCGGCGTGTACAATTACGCGCAGGACGCCAGCACAGACGTGCTGTGTATGTCATACGCATTTGATGACGAAGACGTGCGGACGTGGCTCCCCGGTGAGCCTTTCCCGCAGGCCGTCCGTGACCACAAGGGGCTGGTGTACGCGCACAACGCAGCGTTCGAGCGCCTGATATTCTGGTATGTCCTTCAGGTAGACTTCAAGCTGGAGCAGTTCTACTGCACCGCAGCGCAGGCCCGCGCCAACTGTGCGCCGGGTAGCCTTGAGGATGTGGGCCGCTTCGCTGGCGCCACCATGAAGAAAGACCATCGCGGCGGTCAACTGATCCGCGCGCTGTCCATCCCGCAGTCCGACGGCACATTTCGTGAAGACGCCGCGCTGATGCAGGAGATGATTGAGTACTGCGAAATGGACGTTAAAGCCATGCGCGCTATCGCGCAGGCGCAGCGTCCGCTGTCCGCCGAAGAGTTGGCCGACTACCACACCAACGAGCGCATCAACGACCGCGGCGTCCTGCTCGACAGGCCGCTGGCGCAGGCGGCGGTTGCGTATTCAAACGCAGAAACAGTTGAGATACAGAATTTGGTGTGCGAGATAACGCAGCGCGAGATTACAAGCGTTCGCAGCACGCGTATGAAGGATTGGGTTTGGGACCGCGTTGGGCCTGAGTCCCGTAAACTTATGACGATTATCAAGAATGACCGTAAACACAGATGTTTAGATAAAAACGTGCGCGCCAACTTGCTGGCGTTAGCCGAGGAGAACCGAGATGAAATACCGGCGGAAGTTGCGGATGTCATCCAGTGCGCGGACGATCTGTGGGCATCGTCCGTTGCAAAGTTCCAACGTGCGGCGGCGCTTGCTGATGAGGAAGATTTTCGCGTTAGAGGAGCGTTCGTATTTGCTGGAGGCAGTGCTACTGGACGCGCTTCATCGTTTGGGCTTCAGGTCCATAACTTCCCCCGCAAGTGCGCCGCCGACCCTGCATTAGTGCGGCAGGCTATGGTGCGCGGTCACCAGATTGTTCCTGAGTATGGTCGCCGCGTAACAGACGTGCTGAAGGGTATGTTACGCCCTGCGCTGATGGCCGACAAAGGCAAGCGGCTGGTCGTCGCTGATTGGGCCGCCATCGAAGCGCGGGTGACGCCGTGGGCGTCCAACAGCATCTTCGGCGCGAACAAGCTGGACATCTTTGCCAAGGGTGAGGACGTTTATAAGCACAACGCTATGGCGACATTCCATGTAGGCTATGACGACGTTGACAAAGACCAGCGCCAGATCGGGAAAGTTCAAGAGTTGGCTTGCGGTTTTGCCGGCGGCGTAGGGGCCTTCGCCAGCATGGGCCGCATCTACGGCCTGATGATGTCGGAGAGCGACGCGAAGCGCATGGTGGACGCATGGCGCAGGGCTAACAAGTGGGCCGTGCCTTACTGGTCTGGCCTTGAGGAAACCTATATGCGCGCCATGCGGAACAAGGGCCGCGAGTTTACCATCGGGCGCGTCACATATTTATTTGACGGACTGCATCTTTGGTATGCCCTTCCGTCTGGCCGTGTGTTATGTTATCCTTTCGCCCGTTTCGATGAGAAGGGCGACCTGACCTATGCCAAGGCTTCATGGAAGCCAGCCGCAGACGCTAAGGAATGGCCTAGAGCGCGGCTGTGGCGCGGTCTGGCGTGTGAGAATATCACGCAGGCTGTCGCTAACGACTTGCTGCGCGCCGCTTTGCGCCGGCTGGACGATGTAGTGCTGCACATCCACGATGAAATCGTCTTGGAAGTGCCAGAAGATGAAGCCGAAGCCGCCGCCGCGCGGCTGGTGCAGATTATGTGTGAGCCGCCACCTTGGGCAGCAGGGTTACCCCTGAACGCAGAAGTGGCAATTATGAGTAGGTATGGCAAGTAAAGGAGCAAGCGATGAGTGAGGATCGCACGAAGTTCATAGAGTATATAACGGGATTGGCGACGGACAATGTGGGCGAGACTGCCCTTGTTGTGCGTCAGAAGCCGCAGCACGACAGCGACGGCAACATGATATTCCACGCAGACGGCGCACCGAAGGCTACGTTCCCTGCGTTTCTGCCAGAAAAGACCCGCATGAAAGAAGGCGAGGCATGGTATGTCAACACAGGTTCGTTCATCGTTGACCGCTTTGTAGACGGCAAGCCAGCCGCTAAGTCCAGCAACGTCGAGTATGTGCTGTTCATGATGCTGGACGACGTTGGCACGAAGTCGAAAGAGCCGCCGCTTGCGCCGACATGGGTGTTGGAAACCAGCGAAGGTTCGTTCCAGTGGGGCTACGCGTTCAGCGAACAGCCGCGCAAGGGCGACTTCTGCGCTGCCATCAAGGCGATTGCCGACGCTGGCTACACCGATCCCGGCGCAACTAACGCCGTCCGCAACTGCCGTATCCCCGGCAGCATCAACCTGAAGCGCGGACGCAATAACTTTGCTGCGCGGCTGGTATCGTTCAACCCTGAGCGTGAGTATACGCTGGGCGAAATCTGCGAGGCGCTGGACGTTACACCAGAGGAAGGCGACACAGCCGACTATAAAGCCGTGCAGTTGCGCGACACTGGGCTAGACAACGTCCTGACATGGCTTGGCGAAAACAACCTAGTCCTGTCGCACATCAACGCTGACGGCTGGTGCGGCATCGTCTGCCCTAACCATGCCGAACACAGCGACGGCATGATTGAGGCGCGCTACAAGCCGTTGGATCGTTCGTTTTGTTGCTATCATGGGCATTGCCAAGACTTAGACAGCCGCACCTTTCTTGATTGGGTAGCCAACGAAGGCGGCCCGAAGGTGACGCCGGGCTTGCGTGACGAACTAATCGCGGAGCGCATGGCGTCGATGTATGACAAGATAGCGCCAACCGAAGCCTTCCCCGATGAGGCCGCAGCGCGTGTGCGTGAGGTCGAAAAGAAAGAAGCTGGACGGCTGGAACAAAGCGAGTGGTTCGAGCGTTTCGCCTATATACAGTCCGATGACTGCTATTTTGACATGGTGACGCGTCAAGAGATAGCGCGTAACGTCTTCAACGCCCTGTTCCGTCACGTTGACTGCCGCTCCATCCACAAGAAGACGCAGCGTGTGCAGTCGTCCATCTATTTTGACGAGCGCCGTCAGGATCGCGGCGCGCCTGCACTGGCTGCCGTGACGTTCGCCGCTGGCGATGACGTTCTGGTGACGCGTGACGGACTGGTCTACGGCAACCGCTGGACGGACTCCCGCCCTGACGTGTCGGGTAGCGACAAGATTGCCGACCATGATGTCGAGCCTTGGCTGGAGCATTGCCGCAATCTGATTGCGGACGATGAGGAACTAGACCACATCCTCAACGCTATGGCGTTCAAGATACAGCATCCCAACGTCAAGATTAACCATGCCATCCTGATCGGCGGCGATGAAGGTGCGGGCAAGGATAGTATGTTCCAGCCGTTCCTGTGGGCGCTGGGCGGTAAGCATTGGCGCAACAGGTCAGTCATTGAAGCTGGCGGCTTAGACAGCCAGTGGGGTTATGCGCTGGAGGCTGAAGTCGTCATCCTAAACGAGCTAAAGGAGCCAGAGGCAAGAGAGCGCCGCGCTATGGCTAACAAGCTGAAGCCGCTCATTGCTGCACCACCTGAAACACTGTCGGTCAACCGCAAGGGTATGCACCCTTATGAGTTGGTAAACCGCCTGATGGTGATTGCATACACCAACGATCCGCTGCCGATTACACTGCCGACGCAGGACAGGCGTTGGTTCTGCGTGTGGACGCACGCGCCGCGCATGGCAGTGCCAGCAGCCAAGGCGCTGTGGGGCTGGTATGAGAATGGCGGATATGAGAAGTGCGCCGCTTGGCTGCACCAGCGTGACGTGTCGCGGTTCAACCCTGCCGCTGCGCCGCCAGTGACCGAATGGAAGCTGAACATGGTCGAGCATGGCATGAGTGTAGCCGAGAGCTACCTTGTGGACATGATGCGGGTTCGGTCGGGCGTGTTTGCTGATGGTGTCATCGGTGGGCCGTTCCATCGCATCTGCGACGCGTTGGCAATCAACGTCCCTGCCGGTGTGAAGATACCGCAGGCGGCGCTGCTACACGCGCTGAAGGAAGCTGGCTGGGTCGATATGGGGCGGCTTAATTCCAAAGAACACCAGAACAAGAAACATATCTTTGTCGCGCCTGATATGGTTAAGAAACACAACAAGGCAGAGCTGCGCCGCATGGCAGAGGAATTGCCCAAGCCAAGCACGATGACCAACTTAGGCAAGAATTGACATGGGATAACGTGCAATGATATACGTTTAGGGTCGGCTATGCTCCGCTGACCTGATTAAACCCCTGCTTGTGTCCTCACTCCACAAGCAGGGGTTTTTTATTTGTCTGCTGTCGCAGCCTTTCTTTTCAGTTTTCTGTATCTGCCTTCAACGGAAGCAATTGTAAGCCCCATTTGCTCCGCCATGTAGGCTGGCCTTAAGCCGTGCTCGTAATAGCTGAGTAACTCTGCGTCCATTTCAGGCGTCCATACGCGCCTAGACCGGCTTACTATTGGCATTATATTATTCCTTTAACGCAATCTCAGCGTCTTCGATCAATTCTATCGGGGGCCAGCGCAGGTAAGACACATGGTCTTTGCCTATCACGCCCAGAAACTCCAGATACTCCATCAAGCGGTAGGCCAAGGTAGCCTCGGCGCGTTCGGTGTATCTGTCGGGCAGTGTGTCATCATCTTCGCTCATGCTGCGTTCCAATCTTTAGGATAGGGGACTGTTCGATAGCTGGTCATGTGCAGTCGGCCATCTTCGCCCCAATGTTCAGTGATGGTTGAGCCGTCATCGTTCAGGATAACCGCAAGGTCGCCATGAATACGCAACGGCTGGCCTGTCTTGGGGTCAATGCGGTAGCGTATGTCAGCGGCGTCTATAAGACCGCCATCTGGCCAAGGCTCGTCCCGCCATACAGGCCGCGCGGCGTGTATGGTGACTGGTATTTTGTCGGTCATAGTCAAACTAGCCTTGTGATGAAGGTCACGCCGTTCACAGTGCGGCATTTAAACGCCTTACCGTTGCGGATGCCGTATTGGCTGACGTTGCGGCTGGTGCGCTTTGCATCGCCGCGCTTGGTGGCTGGCATAGTGCCAACTTCGCCGACCTCTAGCGTTCCCATTGGGTAAAACATCGGGCGGCTCATGTGATTGGTTCCTTTTCTATTTCGCGCAGCACCAATCGCAATTCATTTATCGCGTCAAACATAATGGTCGGCACTCTGATTTCACTTCTCGCGCAAATGTCTATGGTGTCATGAACCACGTTGATGCGGTTACGAATGAGGTCTGTGATGCGCTTGCGCTCTTGTTCTGCCTCGCTCATTTCAGCAGCCCCCGTGCTACGCAGGCTTGGCGCAGATGTTCCGGCCTAAACCCCCAAACCTTGTAGACGC